ATAGTGTCCGGGGTAGCGTCCAGGTCTTCGGCGCTGTCCCACCAGATGGGCGCGGCGATGTCGCAGTAGTTGCCGTTACTTGCCGCGCACCCAGCGGCCAGCGCGGCGGCGCAGAGTATCGTTATCCACGGCATCGATGGTTTGCTTGATTTCACGGGCTGTCTCCATGGCGGCGTGGCGCTCGCGGGTTTGTTTGAGTTCGGCGGCGCGTCGGGCAGCGCGGCTACCTGCGGTGTATGCGCCGACCAGTACCAGCAGCACGGCGGCGGCGGTCAGTAGGCCGCTTTGCAGACGCGCCAGCATGGCTACCACCAGCGAATCGCACCCAGGGTTAGCCAGATAAATACGCCAGCGGCAATGGCACGCAAGAAAAAAGCCAGCGCGTGACTGATTTCGCTGTTAGCCGGACCTTTTAATTCCAGTCCTTTCATGGTTAGCCTCATTCGGAAGTTTTTGGAGTAAAATCTCATTTCGACGTTTTTCTCCCCTTTGATCCGGGTGGAAAACACACGGCCCCGACTGTTTGCCGCAGTGCGGGGCTTTTCTTTTGAGAGTGCTACAGCGTCCCGGCCTGGTGACGCTTGACTTGCCCCCAGGCGATAAAGACGGCGACGGCAATCAAGGCTACGCCGATGCCCAGCCTGATTGTGGAGCCGCTGGATAAATGCTCGTTGGCCTGCGCCAGCGTGTCTACGGGGACGCTGGTGAGCACGTCCACAATCTGCACCACACCTGCGCTGCCCGTGGCGGTGGCTCCAATGGTCTCTTTGGTGACGGGGATGCGGGCTGCTGTGTGGGTAGTGGGTTCGACCCCGGCCAACGCCAGACCCTTGTTGATGCTTGCCTTGTCATACCAGGTGTTGGCCGTGGCTAGCGGACCTTTGCCATTTTCGATGCGGATGATGGCCTCTACCACAGCGCGCAAGTCTTCGTAGTGGTGCATGTCCAGCGGCATATCCGGTTTGTCGTCGTGCTGAAGGGGAATGCGCACGCGCTGCGCAACGGCGTCAATGTAGGCGTTGGTATTGTTTTCAGATGGCGGTGCCCAGCGGGTGACGATGTCCCGTATCGTGCGTATGCCGTACTTGTCCTGATACGTGATCAATGTCCGCGCCAGCGCCCGGATACCGTAGGCCGCATTGACGAATTGGCAGAATGCCGTATCGGTACGTTTGGCTTTGGGAACAAGTCCTTGCCAGGGATCCCCCCAGCGGATATTGCCGGGGTTGTGGTTGCGGATGCCGCGCGGGGTCTTTTTCATGGTGAGACGCTCCTTCGTTTTCGGGACAATCGGCGGGCGGCTAGGCGGTCTTTGCGCTCGTTGTGCCATTTCCACAGCAAGTAGCCAATTTGCAGTACCAGATACAACAGCGTGACCGCGCCGATAATGTTGTTCAGGCTCCATTCACCGATAAAGGCAACTAGGGACACCACAACGGGCGGGGCGGACTTGGCGGCCTGTGTCATGATGTCGGTGTTCATGTGTATCCTTTGCATGGCTACCTCCAATAGGTAAATCCATGATTTCGCGTGGATATAAGAAAAAACCGGCTATCTAAGCCGGTCGCGTGGGATTTGTACTTGTTTGGCGTAGCGCTGCTTGACCGCTTGGCACTTTGCGATCCACGCTTGCGTCTCATCCGGTAGTGCAATGCCTTGTTGCTGTAGGGCTTGCGCCATTTTCAGTATGGCGTCTAATTGCTCGCCGATGCTTGGGTATGCCTGTCTGCGTAATGGTGCATACGGCTCAATGTGCCGGATTTTCATATTCAAAATCCCCATCGAGGTACGGCCAGCAGGTGACGCGAATGCGGTATGTCCCGGGCTGGTTGAATTCCATCTCTACGATCCCGCCTTCCTCGCATTCGTAGCTTTGTTCATTGATGGTAATTACGCTGTTGGCAGGAACCTTGTATAGCGTTGCGCCATTCAGTATTGCCGTGCACGCCGGGCGCAGTTGTGGCGCGCCGTCGCTAAACCAGTGATCCGTGCCGTAATCACCCTCGACATACGGCAAGCCGATTCCCTGCGCCGTGGGGTTAATGACAAGATCGACATCGCCATCCAATGTTTGCGTGAACCGGCCATTGCTGTCGTAGAATGACACTTTCAAACCCTTCTCCTTTATCGCATAGAGGCGAGCACTAGCAGGTCAGTTTTTCGAGAGAGGGCATTTATATAGGTAGTGCCCCAATGCATTTGGATGTTGTTTAAACCACTGGGCAATGTAACCTTGAATGAGAAAGTGGAGGAAATAATAACATTTGCGTAGGTCGGGTCTTGATTCATACCAGAAGTGCCGACTTGCGTGGTTATGACACCCATATTGATGGATCCAATATGTTGGCCATTCACATACATTTTTGCATAAGGAGGATATGTATATTGTGAATAAAAATAAGGCTCCCCAAGCACCACAAGGATCATTGCATCTCCTGGTTGGCTCATATTCACAAATACGTTTAGCGCGGCTGGATAATAGTACGGTTGCACTGGACCAAGGCTTGCCGCTGCCATAATCGTCACTGAATTGTTTTTCAATCGCAGCGTGTCAATTTCCGCTACGCCGATTTTCGCAGTAGTGATTGCAGCATCGGCGATTTTTGCACTACTGATTGCAGCGTTGTCGATTTTTGCATTGGTAATTGCAGCGTCGGCGATTTTTGCGCTGGTAATGTTTGCGTTCTTGATCTTGGCCGTGGTGACAGATGCATCGCCAATCATGGCGCTATTCAATATCGCCGTGTCGTTCGCAACATCGAAGACGAACGGTATATGCAATTGCCCGTTCGGCGCATTCAAAAACGCGATGGTGTCTGCCATCATTAAGATTTCAGAGCGGTGTTGTCCGTCTTCGCCGATGGACGCACCCATCGCCATCCCGGTCATGACGACGCGCCCGTTATCTTGCGCCTGCGTTTTCACGCCCCAGGTCGCCGACAGATTCCCTTCCAGCGTAGTCAGCGCCGTGGCCGATGTCTGCACCGCTGCCTTCGTATCGCCTAGTTCTGCAATCAGCGTGTCGATCTGCGTCTGCATCGTATTGGGCGCATCGCCCGCAGCGCGTGCGCTTTCGATAATTTCTATGAGCTCAAGCGCAAGCTGGCCTTCGCCAATCTGGCCTTGCAAGTGGTCGAGCAAGTCCTTGGCATCCTGATTCGTATGGCCGTAGACGCCAGGGCTGTCACTACTCGGAAACCATGGACCTGGCTGATCCGCTTCGTCGCGGATGCGCGCCCACGTCCATATCTCATACCCGTACGCCAGCCCGTATTGTGTGTGGGATAACTGGGATGTGCGGAATTCACCCAGCAACGTGGCATTGCCGAAGTGCGGTGTCGTAGACTGCCATATCTCGACAGAGCGCAGCCACGGTCCCGCTGGCAAGGTCCAATCCCACTGAATCGCCATGATCTTGGGTGTTGCCGTCAGTGCCAGCAGCGCTGGCGGTGGAGCCATGGTCGCGGTGACATTACCGTTCCACGTTGCCCACGGACCCGGCATGGTTCCCAGCCCCCGAACCTGTACGCGCCACGCCCCCGCGGGCAATGTGGCGGTAATGGTAGGCGAAAGGTGCACGCCCAGATCGATCCATGTCGCGCCGCTATCGCTGCTGGCGCGAAACTCGTAGCGCTCAGCGCCGCGCGCGGGCGTGGCGGACACAATCTGCTGGCCGGGAACCGCTGCGGCATAGACCGTGACCGAATCGACGACGGGCGCATTCGGGTTTGTTGGCAACAAGGACGCTGGGGGCGCGGGCGGCACCGCACCGCCATTTTCTGCCGTATGCACCGATGGCGCGTAGTTGACAAATTCAAGCGTCACGCGCCCGCTTTCGTCGGGCAGCGCCGATATGACTTGCGCGAGTAGCGCGCGCCGCTCGCCAGGACCGAATTGATAATGTGTAAAATCCTCGCCCTGGCCGTCTGACACGTAGATGCTGTAGCCGTCGATGGGATCGGCGATGACCATTTCCCGCTCATGCCCGCCCTTCACAACCCGGTAGGGACCGGCGGGCGCGCCGTCGCGCCGTCGCAAATTAATGTAGTGGTTTTCTCCCGGCCACCATTGCAGCGGTTCCGAACTTGTCAGCTTTTTCGTGACTGGATCGTACGCCTCGATGAAACCCGATAAGCCCCATTGTGGTACGTCGTGGCTAATCTCGACCAAATCCGCGTAGCGCGGAATCAGTCCTTCCATCTCGGTCTCGAAAGAGACGAAGCGCCGCTGATCGCGGTTCTGGGCGGCCAGCGACATGCCCTCACGCCAGGCTTGCGCCCGCGTCGTCACGCCTGGCAGTTGTAGCCGGTACGGACGCAGCATCTGACTGCCGGGCAAGGCGCACACCACCTCGTCGGCTTGCCAGGTATCTGCGTTGATGATTTCGACCACGATATGATCGGGGCTGTCGTGTTGGGGAAAGGCATAGTCCACCGAAAACGTCGAAGTGACAATGTTCGCTGGCGTGTACATCTGCGTCTTGATCGACTTCGGCTCATTGCGGATTACGTCGAGCACGCCCGCGTAGTACATCGGCATGGCACGCCCGACACGGGCAATGCGCGTGAGCGCATCCCACAGCGTGGTTGCCGTGTCAAACACACCATCGTAGTGATCGCTGCGCGCCTCCCAGATTTGCGCCAGACGGTGCAGCCCGTGCAGATTGATCCGGCTGTCTGGCAAACCACGGCCATAGCGCTTGTTCGTGCAAACGTCGGCCAGTGCCCAGGCCGGGTTGCGCGTGGCCGTCACGCCCGCCGACCATCCCTCTACCGGGTTCCAAGTGCGTAGCTTGCGCGTGGCAATCACATTGATGCGCCGGGCGGTAGTCTGGTTCAGATTGTTCGTCGCGCGCATGATCACGGCCAACAGCGTCACGTCGCCATAGGACTGCTGCGAGGGAAGATAGGCGCGCAGCCCGCCCCATTGCAGCATGTTACCGGCGCGGCTCGACGTGTCCTTGACGGACGTACGGATCACGCTGACCTGGTAACGCCCTTGCGGCACGTCGTAGCGGTAGGTCATCAGCTGCGGCGTGTTCGTTGCCGCCTGGTAAGTCTCGTTACCCAGTGTGATGGGTACGCCCACTTCGTTACCCTGATCGTCGATCTTTTGCGCCCGGACTGTCCATGCCACGGCGCGCGCATCCAGTCCGCCCTGGTCGTTCGCGTAGAAAAGACCTGTCGGCAAGATGATGTCCAGCGCAATCTGGTGTGTTAGCGTGCCCGCCGGGTTCGCCACGAAGGGTCCGCTCTCTGCATGTCCATCTTCGTTTGGACCTTTAAGCTCGATACCCTGAACCGTGGTGGAAGTTGCTACGTTATCCGGGAACAGCTTGACCAGCCCGCCGGGGCGCACTACCTCGTATTCGACCTCCTCGAAACTGCCGATAGGCGTGTCTTCGATTCGGATTTCCTCAATGTCATACTCGCCTTGTCCCAGACAGAACAGTTGGTATAGATAGGTCTGGTTGCCGTCGAGCTCGGTATACGGCTGCGCGGCAAAGTCGGGATAGACCCGGTAGCGCCCATACTGGACCGGGATGGACTCCATCAGGCGAGCCGTGTTGCCCTGCGCGCCGATGGTGTACGTGGGGCTGGCCTGTTCGCGTGCCATGGTTCTGGGCGGTTTGGCTGGCGGAAAGAGGGCAGACAAAAGCATGCCGCCGCCGATGGCTACCGCCGCCGCAACGCCCGCGCCAACCATCAGCGCACTGGTGGAGGTCGCAGCAACCCCTGCCGCAGACGCATACGCCCCGGCTGCCCAAGCGCCCGCCCCGGCAGTCACAACCGCCAAAGCAACCATGGCGACAATTTGCAGCGGGTTTGAACCGCCGCCGCCCGCAGGCAGCACGACCACCAGCACAACATCATCGGCGCGCAGACGCCGCGCCCACTGCGCCTGTAGCAACCATTGGCCGTTGATTTGGACGACGAATGCATGGCGGCGCACCAGCTGAGAACCACGGCCAGCGATTAGCCCCTCGCGGCGCAGCACCGTATCCAAGCGCACGCCCGCGCGCGCGGCAAGCTCTACCCGATCCAATTGCGGGCGAAACGGGTTTTTACATATCGTGATGTCAGGCATGACTGTTTTCCCCTACCGCGAGCGTAGACGGGGGCGCAACTCGGTAAAACGTAGGTCTGCCAAAGCCAAGAGGCTTAAGCGCAGCGAGCGCGGTAAACACCACGCCGCAGCCTTCGAGCGCGTGCAGCACCCCGCCGCCATCCAAATCCAGATATAGCCCAACGTGAGGATCATTGCCGTGGCGCAATAACACGCCGTCGCCGTGCTCGGGCGTAGATACAATGCGCCACTGGCCGCTACGCATCTTGTGCGCGTACAGCGCGCGCGCCTGATCGCCCAATTCAACATCAGGAATGCTATCTGCGAAGTAGACGGCGCGGCAGTGCCGCAGCAGCCCCCAGCAGTCGTAGGCGTCGGGACCGCGCGCACCAAGCCTCCAGGGCAAGCCAATGTAGCGGTTCACGTCGGCGGCATTCATCGCACCAA